CGAGTTTGTCTTTAATGAAGGGGATATGTTCGTAATATTTATTATATCCCAATTTTTTGAGAACTTCTTTTGCTTTAGAATTCGTAAATTTTGAAAGAGGTATGCGCTCTTTATGAAGTTGTTGCTTGATATTTTCAAGAACTTCTTCAGGAATTTGCGTAGTTTCTTTTGCTTGAAACTGTGCAAGTATTTCTTTAAAATGGTTAATTCTTTTATATGCATAAAAGCATGCTTCTTTCGGCGGTTCTTTATAAGACGGCTTCTCATTTTCGATAAGGTAGGTAACTTGTTTGGCACATATGTTACATACCATAATTCCCTCGTGTTCAACGGGAATCATTTCCCCCTTATTACAAGACTGACATATATCGGTGGCATACGTATAGTCGTTTATGTTAATAAAAGTCTGGTCAAGATTTGTAAAAAATTTCTGAACATTATTATCATTTGCACGAGTTAATGCATTTTCATCAAATGTTTTATCATTTACTTTAAAGAAGGAATTAAGAATTGTTGTTTTATTTGTACCATTTGTAATTTCTTTTTTGTTTTCAAAATAGTCGAAAATAAATCTACTGTTATTGAGGTAATAGTCTTTAATCTTTTTCTTATTTTTATAAATTTCTTCTTTTATGTCATACAAAGAGTCTTGTAACTCTATTTTTTCATTAACATCTAATATAACTTCGGAATTATTTAGCTTTTTCATTATTTCATTTTTTCTGCGTACTAACGTAGGCAAAACTTCGCTATTAATTAAGTTGAATTCGCCCTGTAACTCCCTATGAACGCTATCTAGCGTCATTATCCGTTTTTTGTCTACGAAAATTTTTTTATTCGTTTTATGTTTAAAAGATGGCATCTATATATATTTACTATATTGTTATAAGTATAACTTTTTTAATATATAATAATTAATAATTATATCTATTTTAGTATTTTAAGCTATTTTAGTATTTTATACTAGTTATATTTTATACTATAATATAAAATAATATAAAATAAAGTAAAGTAAAATAAATGACTGAAATGACCTCTCCTTTAAAGACAGGTGATATTCTTTTATGCGACAATCTTGAATACAAATCATGGGGTTTATTTAGTTGGTTTATAAAATTTATGACAAAGAGTGACTTTTCGCATGTTGGTATGATTGTAGTAGACCCCGAATTTACAGACGTTCCATTAAAGGGTACATATGTTTGGACATCAGGTATTTCAGATATTCCAGACCCAGAAGATAATACAAAAAAATTCGGAGTTCAATTTATTCCATATGAGCACTTTATCGGAACATATGGTGGAAAAATATATGTTCGCAGAATCGAGTTTAAAAGCACAGAAGAGTATAACAAAATATTCAATAATGAAATTTTGAAAGAAATACACAAAGTGGTATATGATAAACCATATGATATTATTGTTACTGATTGGATAGAAGCTTACTGTAAAAAAGACCGTCATCCTCAGAAGACGTCAAGATTTTTTTGTAGTGCATTTTTAGGTTATGTATATACAAAGTTAAGCTTATTTGATGATGGTTTAGACTGGAGTATTCTTTACCCAAGTTATTTTTCTAGTGAAAATAAAACACTTTCTTTGCTCAACAATGCAATACTATCGAAAGAACATCAAATAGTCGGATAGATTATAAATTTGTAAAGTTTAGGAAGTTTTGCAAAATAGTTAAAGACAAAATACAAAATACAAAATACAAAATATACAAATACGAATAATGTTAGGAATGTATTAATGTTTTCTCTATAAAAATAAAATAATGTTATCAAATAATTTAGACGCATGTGTTAAAAACGGTAAAACGTGCGATATCAACACTGGTACAAATGTTTTAACAACGAATATAAACATAGAGTCATTAGATATTGCGAATATTAAGAGAGAAACATACTATAAAATGAAATTTATTATTAACTGTTTAGAGAAGAACATGGCTATAAAGAAAAGGAAAACAATTTTTTATTTAAAGAATTTAGAAGATTCAACAACGGAGATTATAACGGAGGACTACTTAAACAAACGCATTATTCATAAAATATATAGAAATAGTGCGAATGGGCAAGGGCAAGTTAAGGCTCCATATAATTTAGAAACAATTAAAAGAAAGGAAGATATAATACCATTAAAGGAAGGGATTCATACATTAAAGAGCCTATTAGACCAGGGGAAACTAGATATAAACATTGAACAAAAAAATGATATATATTTGATGATATTTTTGACGAATACTTTAGAAAATGGGTGGAGTATAAGAAAAAAGAACGACGAGTATGTTTTTAGGAGAAAGCACGAAAAACAAACCGAGATATACTCGGATGAGTATTTAGTAAATTTTTTGAAATCAAACATGAATAGCATTATTTCATGATTTGGTTCTTTTAAATTTAGGAGAAGTATCACTAGTCGGTTATAATAATCATTAATAGTTATTATTATTAATTATTAATTATTAATTTATAAAATGTTAATTAAGTTTTTTTGTAAAATTTTTTTCTTTAGCAATATTATAATAAACAAAAATGGCAGGAGGTCTTATGCAACTTGTAGCTTACGGCGCCCAAGATGTCTATCTTACGGGCAACCCTCAGATTACCTTTTGGAAGGTGTCTTACAAACGTCACACTAACTTTGCGATGGAGTCTATTGAGCAGACTTTTAACGGTCAAGCTGATTTCGGTCGTCGTGTAACCTGCACCATTTCTCGTAATGGTGATTTGGCTTACCGCACCTACCTTCAGGTTACTCTCCCCGAGATTAACCAGTCCATGAAGGGATCTACCCAGGATGGCGTTTATGCTCGTTGGCTCGATTTCCCCGGTGAGCAGTTGATTTCCCAGGTTGAGATTGAGATCGGTGGTCAGCGCATTGATCGCCAGTATGGTGACTGGATGCACATCTGGAACAACCTTACTCTTCCCAACGACCAGCAACCCGGCTACTATGCTATGGTCGGCAACACCACCGAGTTGACTTTCATCACTGACCCCTCTTTCAATGCCATCGATGGTCCTTGTCAGGCAAACGCCCCTCGTCAGGTTTGCGCTCCCCGCAATGCTCTGCCCGAGACTACCCTCTATGTACCCTTTCAGTTTTGGTACTGCCGTAACCCCGGTCTTGCCCTTCCCCTCATCGCTCTTCAGTACCACGAAGTCAAAATCAACCTTGATATTCGTCCCATTGATGAGTGCTTGTGGGCTGTCGGTTCTCTCAGCTGCGGCAGCAACAACGCCGCTGCCTCTCCCGCCGGTGGACGCGTCAACACTGCCTACAACCAGTCTCTTGTTGCCGCCTCTCTCTATGTTGACTATGTCTTCTTGGATACCGATGAGCGCAGACGTATGGCTCAAAACCCCCACGAGTACCTTATTGAGCAGCTCCAGTTCACTGGTGATGAGTCTGTCGGTTCTTCTTCCAACAAGATCAAGCTCAACTTTAACCACCCCGTTAAGGAGCTTATCTGGGTTGTCCAGCCGGATCAGAACGTTGACTACTGTTCTTCTCTCGACTGCAACCAGCTTCTCTACAGGCTTCTCGGTGCTCAGCCCTTCAACTACACTGACGCGGTCGATGCTCTTCCCAATGCTATCCATGCTTTTGGTGGACACGATGCTGTTGCCCAGACTACTGGCTCCTTCATCGATGGCTCTGGTCTCTTTAACGAAGCTGGCGCTATCGATGTCTCCAACGTTTACTGGTGGCAGCAGGGCGACCTTCCTGGCGCAACTAACACTGGCTATGATCAGCCCAACTTTGCACCAGGCTTTAGTGGCAGAATCCCTTACGAGAACTCTGGTGTTTCTGATGCCGGTACTTTCGTTCTTACCCAGACTTCTCTCCCCCTTCACTGCTGGGGTATGAACCCCGTTGTCACCGCTAAGCTCCAGCTTAACGGACAGGATCGCTTCTCTGAGCGCGAAGGAACTTACTTCGACCTCGTCCAGCCTTACCAGCACCACACTCGCACCCCTGACACTGGTATCAACATTTATTCTTTTGCTCTGAGACCCGAAGAGCATCAACCAAGTGGATCGTGCAACTTCTCCCGCATTGACAATGCTACCCTTCAGCTTGTTCTCTCCAACGCTACCGTTGAGGGCACCAAGACTGCCAAGGTTCGTGTCTATGCTACCAATTACAACGTTCTCCGTATCATGAGTGGTATGGGTGGCCTTGAAGCTACATGCTTAATTATGATGATGATCATAATAGCTGTGAACAAGGGCCAAAAAGCAGTATGCCATAGTAAAGTGAGCTCTTACTATGGAAAACCATTTATGTCCTCACCATCATCGTTATTGATGATATGACTAACTGCTAGTGATTCCGACTTGTTGTCGTCGGAGTTGCAACACATCTTGTTGTTCGGGAAACCCCTTAGAGCTTTTTCTACCAAGCTTATCTCCGAAAGGAATAAGTGGCCAAGAGTAATGAACTTGGGTATGGTAATAATGAAAAAGATTGGGCAATCCGCATGCTTACTACCTAAAGGCGATATTAATATGCTAGTCTATGGTAGGGCGTCAGAGACTGAACGGATGTGGGTCGTTAATGAAGGTTTAAGCAACCTGAAACGGCTTAAGATACAGTCCTCCCTCTAGGGAAACTTAGGGGAATAAGAGTGCTTACAGCAATTAAATTGCGTGTGCGCTTCACAATTGGAATTACAATTTTATTTTAATATTATTATGTATTTAATAATATGAAAAATTGATGACACATAAAGGGTGTACGTACTATGGCTACAATCCTGTTATAAGTAACACAAATACAGCACAAACACAAATAGATATGGATATTGGTAACACATTTTCATTAAAATATGAATATATTCGTGACAAATATAAAACATCAAAAATAGACTTTATACGAGGACATATTAAAACGATTGGTCGAACATCTAATCAAGAAAAGAACCCATTATGGAAAATCCAGAACGAAAATGGAACCATTATTATAGTTATGTATTGCGAAGTTGATACGCTTTGCATATTATGCCCGACAAGTTATCAAAAAATATTAGATTACGAAAAAACGAATAATAAAGGAAATAAAATTACTTGGTATAAAATGTCGAATGGATATATTTCGTGTCATTTAAATATTCATATGCATCAAGTAATAACAGGATGTATGGGTAATGGTAAAGGAACAAATACTATAAGTGTCGACCATATTGATAGAAATCCTTTAAATAATTGTTTTGATAATTTAAGAATTGCTACAAGAGAAGAACAGCAAAAAAATAGTAAAGGTACCGCGGACGATGGAACAAAAAGAGAACGGAAATACAATGCAAAAAAGTTACCTGATGGAATAACACACGATATGATGAGAAAATATGTTGTATATTACCACGAATGGTTAAATAAAGAGCATACAAAAGAGAGAGAATTTTTTAAAGTGGAGAAACATCCGAAACTCCAAAAACCCTGGATTTCTAGCAAGTCGTCAAATATTTCATTACTAGATAAACTACTTTCAGCAAATAAAGTTGTTACAGATTTAGAAAGTGATATATACCCATAGTATTGAACATGATGAATTAACTTTTGCTTATTGATTATGAAAGCAAAAAGCAATCTTGCTTTGCTAGTGGGGTGAGCAAAAATAATATTTATTATATAAATGAACTTAAATAGATGGTGTAAAGTATAGTATTACGACACCAAAAAATGGATATAATAAAAGCATTCAATGCAAATGATTTGCACACAGAAGTAGTTATAAAAGGAACAAAAACCGATCCTTTATTTCGAGCAAATGATATTGGAATAATACTAGAAATAAATAACATAAGAATGTCAATTATCGATTTTGACGAATCAGAAAAGCGTGCTGTAAGTAGTACTGACAGCACGGGAAGAATGCAAGATGTGACTTTTTTGACAGAAAAAGGATTATATAAAGTGCTGTTTCGTTCGAGAAAGCCGATCGCCCAACGTTTTCAGGGTTGGGTTTGTGAAGTAATTAAAGAAATAAGGTTAAATGGAATATATGAATTACAAAAAGAAGTAGATCAAAAACAAAAAGAATTAGAACAAACGAAAAATGAAATGTCTGCTATAGAAACCACCAAAAATAAAGAAATGGAAGAAAAATTAATTAAACAAAAAGAACTAGATAATGAAAAATTTCTACTCAAACAATTTAACAATGCTGGGAATATGGTTTATATTATTAAAGTTAAAACATACGAAAATGGTTCATATGTTGTAAAAATAGGAGAAAGCAGAATAGGAATTACAGGTAGATATAATGAACATAAAAGCAAATACGAGGAATGCGTATTACTTGATTGTTTTTGTGTAAATAAAAGTAAAGATTTTGAACATTTTTTACATTGCCATAGTACTATAAAACCAAATATAGTAAAAAATCTACCAAATCATGATAGTGAAAATGAATTGTTTTTAATAGGAGGTAATCTAACTTATAAAATATTATTAAAAATAGTTAACGATAATATAGATAATTATAACTACAAAGTAAATGAGTTGTTACTTGAAATTGAAAATTTAAAATTTAAAAATCAAGAAAATGCT